TGAGATAAAATTTTAAAAGATGACGAAACAATAGGCATGGTTAAAACTTTTGTGTCTAACATGAGTGCATGGGCCAAGGCTTTGAAAGATGGTGAAGTTCATAAATTTGCAAGGCACACAACCAAAGCAGAATTAAAAGAATCTATTAACGAAGGCAAAAGAATACCTCGTAAAAAAGGACAAAAAAGAAAAAGCAAAAAACACAGTGACCTATACACAGACGAAGATCCAAAAGGCACAATACATGGCTTAGGATTCAAAGATGAAGCGGCCGCAAGATCCAGTGTGTCAAAAATTAGGAAGTCTGGTAGATCACATGCACACAAAATTCAAGCCGCAGTGGCAATGGAGCAAAGGGCCAAAGCCGCAGGTAAAGCAGGGCCAGCGGCCATATATAGAAAATTTATTAACTCCATGAAGAAAAAAACAAAAGCCAAAAAGAAAAAATGAAAATAATTGAAATAACAGAATACATTAGGAAATATGTGCATCCTGATGTAGAAAAACAGTTGCAAAAATATGAAAAACGTGCAACTGGCAGAGTGAGAATGGGGCATTCGCCTGGATATATGAGTTACCCATATAGAGTAGAAGCTAAAAAGTGGAGTTCCAAATATAAAAAATCAATAAATTGTGCAAATCCAAAAGGATTCTCACAGAAGGCTCACTGTGCAGGCAGGAAAAAAAAATGAAAATAGGAGATATACTGGGAGAAGCAATTGATTGGGATGAGTTAAAGGCGTTAGGTGCAGTGATGCCTTATCTTTATAAATCACCAGGAAAACCACAGCCTTCTGCCTCGTCACCTAATATCGTAACAAAATATAACCTTGAAAAAGAAAAGTTAGCGCCAGGTGAAACACTAACACCTATAAAGAATATGCCAAACTGGCAAAAGTACATGGACGATTGGTGGAGAGATAATAAAAATAAACCAGAGGCCAAAACAAAAGTTGATCAAATACGTTTGTCAGCAAAACAGGTCAATAAGCCAATCCGCGAAATCAATGAGAACTTTGCTGACGGCAAGAAAAAAGGCAAAAGCCGCCCTGGCAGAGTGAAAAGATCAGGGGCAAGTTGCAAGGGATCTGTTACAAGTTTACGAGCAAAAGCACGTAAATACAGTGGAGAGAAAGGCAAAATGTACCACTGGTGTGCAAACATGAAAGGTGGAAGAAAAAAGAAATGAGAATACAAGAAATTTTTAGTCAAATAGAAAATGATGTCAAAGAAAGTCCAGAAGTAACTATTGGTGATTACACAACAACACACTTTTACATGTGTGGTAGTGCTATTGAAACAGCAAAAAAACATAGTGACAAGCCAGGCATGGAAGATTTAATCAGATTACAAGACATGGTATACAAGCTTGAAAAACAAGTTATGGATGCAGGCGAAGCAACTTCAGAAGCAAAAGACTTTGCAAAAGAATTACATGATGCAGTAATGGACCAGGCCAAAAAAATTGGCATTGAAGAGGAAGTAGCTGACTATCAAGAAGATCATCTTAACAGTATTATCAAAGGAGATCCAAAACCCGGATTTGGGCGTGTGGACATTGAAGAAAATTGGGAAATCACAGCTGAAGGTACTAGATGCTGGAAAGGTTACAAGCGTAAAGGATTCAAGACCATGTTTGGCAAACGTGTTCCTAACTGTGTCAAACGTGAAGGCAAATATTTTGTTAATGATGCATTTGGTGATGTTGTGTTTGAATCAATAGAAAAAGAAAATGCACTTAATTTTTTAAGACAAAATTACTTGGAACTAAAGGCATGTGCCATACATGACAATATATCAGAATCAAGTCATGCAGGACTAAGAGCATGGTTTGGCAAAGGTAAAAAAGGCGGAGCAGGTGGCGGTGGCTGGGACAGATACAACACCAAAGGCGAACGTATTGGAAAATGCGGAGACAGGGGCAAAGGTGAAGGCAAGCCTAAATGCCTATCAAAAGCTAGGGCGGCATCTTTAAGGTCATCAGGTGGTAAGAAAGCCATAGCGGCCGCTGTAAGAAGAAAACGTAAAAAGGATAAAAATCCTGAAAGACGTGGTAAAGCAATCAACGTATCCAACAAACGTAAAAAGAAATAATTGACTGACAAGTAACTTTGTTATATACTAAAGATAACAAGGAGAAAAAATGGCAGTAAGAAACTTTAACGACGCAGAAAAACAAAAACTAATACAAATTATATCACAAGGCTCACAAGTATTAGGAGAAGTAGAGGATTTAAGAACAGGGCTCAAAGACACAGTGAAAGCAATTGCAGAAGAGCTAGAATTAAAACCAGCATTAATCAACAAAGCAATATCTGTAGCACACAGAGGCAACTATCAAAACATTGCTGACGATATGGACACACTAGAAAGTATACTGAACACAGCCGGTAAACTTTAATGATAAAATTACTCAAAGAATTTTGGGTAAACAGTTACATCACAGATCCATTTGCTTTTTATCTTGAGATATTCTCGGTAATTGTAACCATATGTGGATCAGCAGTATTGACTTTTACTTCACCACATCCTATAATGAACATAGTGTTTCCATTGTACTGGCTAGGATCTAGCACCATGTGTTGGGCAGGATTCAGACGTAGATTGGTTTGGATATCGTGTCTTACAGGTTGGTTTACAATAATGAACACAATAGGATTATACAAAGTATTCATACAATGAGTTACATAGACGCTTTATACAAAAAAGACGAAGATAAAATTTACGTTGTAGAACGTGACCCAAAAAAAGGTCGTGTGTTTGTAGAGTATGATGCAAGATATGTTTTTTATTATCCTGACAGCAGAGGTAAGCATAGATCAATTACAGGTGAACCATTACAAAAAGTAACCTGTGCAACTTCTAAAGAATTCATTAAAGAGCAACGTATAAGATCAAACAAAGCTCTGCATGAACAAGATATCAATCCGGTGTTTAGATGTTTGGAAGAAAATTACTTAGGTAAGGAAACTCCAAAACTAAATGTTATGTTTTTTGATATTGAAGTGGATTTTGACCCTGATAGGGGTTACTCCACCACAGATGATCCGTTCATGCCCATTACTGCCATAAGTTGTTACATGGGTTGGACGGATCAATTAGTGACTCTTGCTGTGCCACCAAAGACATTGTCCATGAATGAAGCAAAAATACTAACAGAACGTTTTCCAAACACAATGCTGTTTGAAAAAGAAAAAGACATGCTAGATGCATTTTTACAATTGGTAGAAGATGCAGATATTTTATCTGGGTGGAATTCAGAAGGATATGACATTCCATACACTGTAGGAAGAATACAGAAAGTTCTCAGTTCCGATGACACAAGACGTTTGTGCTTTTGGGGAGAAAAACCAAAAAAAAGAACATTTGAAAAATATGGTCGAGAACAGTTGAGTTATGACTTGATTGGTAGAGTGCATTTGGATTTGCTAGAACTATATAGAAAATACACATATGAAGAAAGACACAGTTTTAGATTAGATGCAATTGGCGAACACGAACTAGGCGAGAAGAAAACTGTGTATGAAGGATCACTAGATAATTTATATAAAAATGACTTTGGCTTGTTCATAGAGTACAATAGACAAGATACAAACTTACTTGCAAAACTTGAGAAAAAATTAAAATTTATAGAACTTGCAAACGAAATTGCCCATCAGAACACAGTGCTACTACAGACAACTATGGGTGCTGTGGCAGTTACAGAACAAGCAATTGTAAACGAAGCACACAGACGTGGTATGATTGTTCCTGGTAGGAAATACAGAGACAAAGACGCAGAGCCAATGACTGCGGCAGGCGCTTATGTTGCAACGCCAAAAAAAGGATTGCACGATTGGATAGGATCCGTTGACATTAATTCTCTGTATCCAAGTGTAATTAGAGCCTTGAACATGGGTCCTGAAACTATTGTAGGGCAGATAAGACCAATTATAACATCAGCAGAAGTGAATAGAGCAAAGTCTCAAAAGAAATCATTTGCGGCGGCTTGGGATAATCAATTTGGCAGTTGGGAGTATCAGGCAGTAATGAAAAAAGAAAAAGGCACAGAAATACTAATTGATTGGGCAGATGGTACAAGTGTGAGAATGTCAGCGGCACAACTGTACGACATAGTATTTGAAGGAAACAACAAATGGATGTTAAGTGCAAATGGCACAATATTTACATATGAGTTTGAAGCAATTATTCCTGGCTTACTTAAACGTTGGTATGCAGAAAGAAAAGAAATGCAAAAGAAAATGCAGGACTCCGGGGACAATGATATTGAAAGAGAATATTGGGATAAGAGACAGTTAGTAAAAAAAATTAACTTAAACAGCCTATATGGTGCAATACTAAATCCAGGCTGTAGATTTTTTGATATGCGTATAGGCCAATCAGTTACACTAACAGGCAGATGCATCACAAAGCATATGGGTGCAAAAATAAATGAAATTGTTGCAGGCAAATATGATCATACAGGTGAAAGTGTAGTGTATGGTGATACAGATTCAGTTTACTTTTCTGCACATAAAACACTTACAAAAGAAATACAGTCGGGAAAAATACCTTGGACAAAAGAAAGTGTTATTGGATTGTATGATAAAATTGCAGATGAAGTTAATACAACGTTTCCAGGATTTATGAACAAAGCATTTCACTGCCCAACTACAAGAGGATCTGTAATACGTGCTGGTAGAGAACTTGTTGCATCAAAAGGTCTATTCATTACAAAGAAACGATATGCGGTGTTATATTATGACAAAGAAGGTGAACGCTGTGACACAGCAGGTAAAGAAGGAAAAATGAAAGCAATGGGTCTTGACCTTAAGAGATCTGATACGCCTGTATTTGTTCAAAACTTTTTGAGTGATGTATTATATAAAGTGCTGACAGGTGAAACAGAAGAACAAGTGCTGAAAGCTATATCTGATTTTAGAGCAGACTTCAAAGCAAGACCTGGTTGGGAAAAAGGATCGCCTAAGAGAGCAAACAATGTCACTGACTATTGGGAAAAAGAAAAGAAACAAGGCAAGGCCAATATGCCTGGACATGTGAGAGCAAGTATAAATTGGAACAATTGCAAACAGATGTATGGTGACAAATACTCTCTACCAATTACAGATGGTGCTAAAGTAATTGTGTGCAAACTTAAAAATAATCCACTAAACTACACCAGTATAGCATATCCGACAGATGAATTGCGTATTCCAGAATGGTTCAAAGATCTGCCATTTGATTCAGAAGCTATGGAACAAACAATACTAGATCAAAAGATAGACAATTTGATTGGAGTTTTAGATTGGGACGTACAGTCAACTGAGACCAGTAATACTTTCAACAAATTGTTCACATTTTAAATAAGAACATGATAAGTGTTGAAGAATTAAAATTATTAATTGAAAAACTCGAAAAGGCCAAAAAAGAAGACCTACAAGAACTTATAGATTCTAATCTAAAAATTTTAAAAGATATTGCTGAGTCTGTTGATATAGTTCACAGAGAAACTATTAATAGAACAGACAAAACACTGGCGTGGTTTAATCATGACAGGAAAATGAAGTTGACAAAACCTTTTCTAGATGCAGGGTTGACTCACATGATTAAACAAAAAATTTATCAATTTGGAAAAACAAACATGTATAAAAGTTTGGAAATTGGGCCGGGAAATGGTGATTTCTCAAAAGCCTTTGGGGCGTGGGCTGGTAATTATTTTTTAGATATTACTTGGGGAGTAGAACCAACTATTAGAAAGATGTTTCCACGTCTACATCAAAAATATCTTACATTTTATAAAACTAGTAAGCACGAGTGTTCTAACATTCCCCAAAACAGTTGTAATTTTATATTCAGTTGGGACACATTTGTGTTTTTTGAACAAAACCATATACAGCACTATCTACATGATATAAAACGAATACTGATCCCAGGTGGATATGTTTTTATTCAATATGCAGATTGCCACTATGACAAGGATTTATCTCTGGCTAAACGTGGTTATTGGAACTACAATAACAAAAGTTTAATGACCAAAATAATTGAAAATGAAGGTTACCAAATTGTAGAAATGAATGGCTTTAGGCCAGGAGCGAATTATGCAATATTCCGTAAGCCTGGTAAACAAAATCCAGTCGACTATAAAGTTTTTGATTTTGATCTTGATTAAAATCTAAATAACTTATATAATAATTATTATGATAGATATCTTAAGAGACATAGTCAAGCATACGCACGGCTTGGGATTTTTAGATCTTGTTAAAATTACTGGAACCAGTGATGAAACAACCATTCTC